GTTTATTACAACTTAGGGCGGGAAGTGGAAGTATTAGCCAAATAAGAAGTTATACAAGTGGTACAGAAAGAATGCGACTGGATTCGTCAGGAAACGTAGGAATCGGAACTACCTCGCCTGGTGCTAAATTAGAAATTTTTGGAACAGGAAATACATTAAGATTAGATAGTGCAGCAAACCAATCAAAAACAATATTACTTAGAAATGTTGGCAGTGGAACTGCTGAAATAAAAACTGATGGTGATTTAAAATTTAACGCTGAAGATTCAGGTAAAACTATACAATTATTTACTGAAGATACAGAAAGAATGCGTATAACATCTGGCGGCGGAGTAGCTATTGGTAGAACAAGTTTAGTAGATACAAATATTTTACATATTAAAAGTTCAGCAGATACTGATTTTCCGACTTTTAAAATAGAAACAGGCTCAACAACAAGAGATGCAAGTATGAGTTTTGTTACGAATGGTGGTAACACTTTTTGTATGGGTATAGATGCTTCTGATAGCGATAAATTTAAAATATCAGATAACAGTCAATTAGGCACAAATGATAGATTTACTATTGATAGTTCAGGTCGAGTAGGCATTGGAACAACTTCGCCAGGCGGTAATCTTCATGTTGTAGGTCAAGCCGGCAGCTCAGGACAAATATATCTTTCAGATGCTGATAACGGTACAGGAACTGGTGATGCTTTATTAATTAATAAATCAGGAACAAATGCTTTTATATATAATAGAGATAGCGGTCAGATGTCTTTTGGATCAAATAATGTTAGTAATAATTTAGTTATTGCAAACACTGGAAATATAGGTATTGGAAATACATCGCCATCTCAAAAACTTCACGTTACAGGGTCTGTATTAGCGTCAAGTGATGTTGTAGCTTTTTCAGATATAAAATTAAAAGAAAATATCAAAACTTTAGACGGCTCTAAAGTATACAATATGCGTGGTGTTAGCTTTACTAGAAAAGATACCGGTAAAGATAGTAGTGGTGTTATAGCGCAAGAAATACAAAAAATAGCACCAGAATTAGTAACTGATAATGACGGTACATTAAGTGTTGCCTACGGTAACCTTACTGGATATTTAATTGAAGCAGTTAAAGAATTAAAAACAGAAATAGAACAACTTAAAAAACAAATAAAAAATGGCAATAACTTATAAATGGAATATATATGCATTAGATGCGCATATATCTCACGAAGGTAAATCTGATGTTATTTATACTGTTCATTACGGTTTAAATGGGTCAGAAGGTGATTATACTGATAATATGATTGGAACTCATTCTGTAGATTTTGATAAAGATAATTTTACAGAATATGCTGATTTAAAAGAATCAGATATAATTGGATGGTTAGAAGCTGGTTTAGAAGTAGATGCTTTAAAAGCAACTATTAAAAAAAATATAGATTTAAAAAAGAATCCTGTTTCTAAAACATACCATAGTCCTTTTGCGGGTGAATAATTAATTTAGAAAACCTGTAAAACAAGTAATTAATAAAATATAGTATAATTAAATATTTAAAAATTAAAACCAATGAGTGAAAATAAAATAACCAAAGAACAATTAAAAGAATTACAAGAATTAGTAGCTAAAATAAATAATGCAGCTGCTCAGCTAGGTAATATTGAAATGCAAAAACACCAACTACTGCATGCCTCTAACAATTTTCAAAGCGATCTTAATAAATTACAAAATAATTTAGAAAAGCAATATGGTAAAGTTACTGTTAATTTACAAGACGGTACTTTTAAGGACGTAGAGGAAGTTGCTAAAACCACAGAATAACAATCATGTCACTGGTAAGAAAAATCAGCATAGGTAAAGATTATAAAAATGATGCAATGCATTATTCTGTTGGCCAAGAAGTTTATGGCGGCCATACTATTTCTGAAATAGTTGAACAATCTGATAAATTTTCAATTTTTATAAAAAAAGGTAAAGAAGTTTTACCTTGGAAAGATTTTAATAAAAATATGGCTATTGCAGTTGAGTATAATTTAGAATATTAATGCAGAGTATATTTAATTTTATAATCAAACCAAAACAAGAAAGATACGACAATAAAAAATATATCGATGGTACAGAGTTAATTCTTAATTCAGAATTAGCTGATCATCGATATGTTAGTCGTGTCGGTATAGTGACAGCATTGCCTAAATCAGAAAAAACTGAAATAAAAGTTGGCGATGAAGTAATTGTACACCATAATGTTTTTAGAAGATTTCATGATGCTAAGGGTATAGAAAAAAATAGTCGAAGCTACTGGAAAGAAAATAAATATTTTGTAACAGCAGATCAAATATTTTTATATAAAAGAAATAATATATGGTATGCACCAAAAGATTATTGTTTTATAAAACCAATTAAATCAAATAATATTATAGAAAAAGAAATACCTTTACGAGGTATAGTTAAATATTTAAATAAAAATTTTAACAAAATTAAAGTTAATGATTTGGTTGGATTTATGCCCAGTGGTGAATACGAATTCATTATTGATGGCGAAAGATTATATAGAGTATTAACTAAATTTATAACTATTAAATATGAACGTAAAGGAAACGAAACAGAATATAATCCAAGCTGGACATAAAGCTGTAAAAGAACTTATTAAAGTTGCTAAAGAACCTATAGTAGAAACTGAAGACGATATTTCTGCAGATAGATTAAAAAATGCGGCGGCAACAAAAAAGCTTGCAATATTTGATGCATTTGAAATATTAAACAGAATTGAAGAAGAAAAAGCATTATTAGAAGGTAAAACAATTGAACAAAAGCAAGATACATTTAAAGGTTTTGCAGAAAAAAGATCAAAATAATGTATCAACAAAGTTTATATAAGGTTATAGAGCCTGTTAAAATAAACACAATAAAAAGATTAAACAAGTCTAAAAAGTGGAAATATGGATATAATAAAGAGCACGATATTATCGTTATATCAAAAACTGGTGAAATTGGTGAAATATATGAAATCCAAAATCTGCGGATAGCATTACCAAAACCTAAAAATGTTTTTAAAGGTAATAACAAATGGGAAGTATTTCCTTTGCCTAAAGAATTAAAGGCGATTAAAACAATATTTGACTGGAAAGATTTACCGGTTGAATTTCAAAATAAGTGGCATAATTATATAGATGAAGAGTTTACTAAAAGGGAACAAGGGTATTGGTTCAGTAATAAAGGGGTTAATACTTATATTACTGGTACTCATTACATGTACTTGCAGTGGACCAAGATTGATGTTGGCAGGCCAGAGTTTCGAGAAGCAAACAGATTATTCTTTTTATTCTGGGAAGCCTGTAAAGCGGACGAGCGATCTTATGGAATGTGCTATCTTAAAAACAGAAGATCTGGGTTTTCATTTATGGCATCAGGAGAAGTTGTTAATTTGGCAACCATATCAAGTGATGCTAGGTACGGGATTTTATCCAAGTCTGGAGCTGACGCAAAAAAAATGTTCACTGATAAGGTGGTACCCATATCAGTTAACTACCCATTCTTTTTTAAACCAATACAAGACGGTATGGATAGACCCAAAACCGAATTGGCATATCGTGTACCCGCAAGTAAATTTACACGTAAGAAATTACTCTCGAAGCAAAGGGCCGAGGAGCTCGAGGGATTGGACACCACCATCGATTGGAAAAACACCGGTGACAACTCCTATGACGGTGAAAAACTTGCACTCCTTGTCCACGACGAAGCAGGCAAATGGGAGAGGCCCGAGAACATCCTCAACAACTGGAGGGTCACTAAGACAACGCTTAGATTAGGTAGTCGAGTTATAGGAAAGTGTATGATGGGTTCAACAAGCAACTCATTAGATAAAGGCGGTGGGAACTTTAAAAAATTATATAATGACTCAGATGTTACAAAAAGAAACCGCAATGGACAGACTCGCTCGGGACTATATAGTTTGTTCATACCTATGGAGTGGAACTTCGAGGGATTCATTGATTCTTTTGGATTACCTGTATTCAATACACCAGAAAAAGAAGTTCAAGATAATTACGGGCAATATATTGGCATCGGGGTTATTGAACATTGGGAAAACGAAGTTGAAGGCTTAAAAGGAGATCAAGACGCTTTAAATGAATTTTATAGACAATTCCCTAGAACAGAAGAGCATGCCTTTAGGGATGAAACAAAAAATAGTATTTTTAATTTAGCAAAAATTTATGAGCAAATAGATTTTAATGAAGAAGCTAAATATAATGCGCTATTAACGCAAGGTACTTTTTCTTGGAAAAACGGTATTAAAGATTCTAAAGTACAATTTACACCAAATCCAAATGGGAGATTTAAAGTTAGTTGGGTACCAGATTTAAAATATCAAAACAATATATTATTAAAGAATAATATAAAATATCCTGGTAATGAACATATGGGCGCGTTTGGTTGTGATAGCTATGATATATCAGGAACAACAGACGGCAAAGGCTCTAAAGGCTCTTTACACGGTTTAACTAAATTTAGTATGGAAAATATTCCTGCTAATCAATTTTTTCTTGAATATATAGCTAGACCACAAACAGCTGAAATGTTTTTTGAAGATGTTTTAATGGCTTTAGTGTTTTATGGCATGCCGATATTAGCAGAAAATAATAAACCAAGATTATTATATTATTTAAAAAGAAGAGGCTATAGAGGTTATTCAATGAATAGACCTGATAAAGTTTGGAATAAATTATCTGTTGCTGAAAAAGAAATAGGTGGTATACCAAACTCAAGTGAAGATATAAGGCAGGCTCATGCCTCAGCGATCGAAAGCTATATAAACGAGCATGTTGGAATTAAAATAGACGGCTCTCACGGAAATATGTATTTTAATGAGACATTAAATGATTGGTCAAAATTTGATATAAATAAAAGAACAAAATTTGATGCGGCTATAAGCTCTGGGTTAGCAATCATGGCTTGTAATAAAAATTTATACGTACCTAAACAAATAAAACAATTAAATAGTAAAGTTAACTTTAGTTTTGCTAAATACAATAACAAAGGAAATATTTCAAAAATAATACAATAGATGTCAAAAGTAGTAACAAAAGGTTCTTTTCCAAGCCAGGCAGTTCCTAGCGCTGAGAAAGCTGATTTAAAATATGGTTTGCAAGTTGCAAAAGCTATAGAATCAGAATGGTTTAAAAAAGATTCAGGTAGTACACGTTATTTTGCAAATAGAGACCAGTTTCATAGACTAAGGTTATATGCAAGAGGAGAACAGAGTATACAAAAATATAAAGACGAATTATCTATTAATGGCGATTTGTCATATTTAAATTTAGATTGGAAACCAGTTCCTATTATACCTAAGTTTGTAGATATAGTTGTAAATGGAATACAAGAAAGAACATATAATTTAAAAGCATTTTCAGTTGATGAATCCGCTTCTAAACAAAGAACGCAGTTTGTTCAAGATATGCTAAATGATATGTATGCAAAACAATTTGCAATGGAAATGGAGGAAGCTTTAGGAGTGAGAACATTATCAAATGATCCTGCATCTATACCTGAAAATCCTGAAGAATTAAATCTTCATATGCAATTAAACTATAAACAATCTATAGAAATTGCACAAGAACAAGCTATTGATAATGTGTTTTTATCAAATAAATATAATTTATTAAAGAAAAGATTAGATTACGATATATGTGTTTTAGGTATTGGTTGTATTAAAAATAGCTTTAACACAGCGGAGGGAATAAAATTAGAATACGTAGACCCGGCTGATTTAGTATATTCATATACAGAATCACCTTATTTTGATGATATATATTATGTAGGAGAAATAAGAAAAGTTTCAATTATGGAGCTTAAAAAACAATTTCCTCAATTAAGCAATCAAGATATTGAAGATATACAAAACAAAGGTGGTAATAGAATATCTAGAAAAGCATACAGTGATTCTTTAGATCAAGATAAAAATTACGTTCAAATATTATATTTTGAATATAAAACTTTTGAAAATCAAGTTTATAAAATTAAACAAACAGCAACAGGTGCTGATAAAGCAATAGAAAAAACAGATTTCTTTGATCCACCAAAAGACGCAAGAGCAAGATTTGAAAAAGTAAATCGTTCAATTGAATGTTTATACGAAGGCGCTAAGATAGTTGGTCATGATATGATGTTAAGATGGAATAAAGCAACTAACATGACAAGACCAAAGTCCGATATTACAAAGGTACAAATGAGTTATAATATTGTAGCACCAAGAATATATAAAGGTAAGCCTGAATCATTAGTCGGCAGAATGACCACATTTGCAGATATGATTCAAATAACGCATCTAAAATTACAGCAGGTTCTTTCAAGAATGGTACCAGACGGCGTGTTCCTAGATGCGGACGGCATTGCTGAAGTGGATTTAGGTAATGGTACAAATTACAATCCACAAGAAGCGTTGAATATGTATTTTCAAACAGGTTCCGTTATTGGTAGATCAATGAATCAAGACGGTGAATTTAATCAGGGAAGAGTACCTATTCAAGAATTAAGAGCAGGCGGTGGTAATACTAAAATTGCAAGTTTAATACAATCCTATAATTATTACTTGCAAATGTTAAGAGATGTTACAGGATTGAATGAAGCACGAGATGGGGCACTACCTGATAAAAATGCTTTGGTTGGTGTACAAAAATTAGCAGCGGCTAATAGTAATACAGCTACAAGACATATACTACAGGGTGGATTATATGTAACATTAAAAACAGCAGAATCGGTTTCTTTAAGAATTTCTGATGTATTAGAATATGGAAATACTAATCAATCATTTATACAATCATTAGGTAAATTTGATGTTGCAACATTAGAAGAAATAAAAGAATTACACTTGCATGACTTTGGAATATTTTTAGAGTTAGCGCCTGATACAGAAGAAAAACAATTATTAGAAAATAATATACAAGTTGCTTTAGCTCAAAAACAAATTGAACTTGAAGATGCTATAGATGTTAGAGAAATTAGAAATTTAAAATTAGCAAATCAGTTGTTAAAGTTAAGAAGAAAGAAAAAACAGGAAGCAGATAGAGCTTTAGCACAACAAAATATTCAAATGCAATCTCAAGCTAATGCGCAATCAGCTCAAGCAGCAGCAGCAGCGGATATGCAAAAACAACAAAGCTTAGCCGAAAGCAAAGTTAGAATCGCTCAAGCACAGAGCCAATTTGATATTGCAAAACTTGAAAGAGAAGCAGCAATTAAAAAAGAATTAATGGAATTTGAATTTCAATTAAACATGTCGCTTAAAGAACGCGAAGCAGACGTAATTAAAAATAAAGACAAATATAAAGAAGACCGAAAAGACGAAAGAACAAAAATACAAGCAACTCAACAAAGCGAGTTAATTGACCAGAGAAAAACTGGTAAACCGCCAAAAGATTTTGAATCTGCAGGTTTTGATAATCTAGGCGGATTTGGTTTAGAACAATTTGAACCAAGATAACATTTTAACAATTATATAATATTTTATTATGGCAGAAGAAATTAAAGCTAAAGTACTAGACTCAGATGAAAAGTCTATACAAGAAAAAGAACAAGAAGTCCAGAAAAAATCAACAAATTTTGATAAAGAGTCTGGAATGTATAAATTAGATTTAACAAAAATTAACGAAGAAAAACCAAAAGAAGATGCCGTTCAAGAACAAAAAACAGAGGATGGCGTGCTACGCGGAAGCAGCGAGAATGAAGAAACTGGGGAAAAAGCCGAAGTGGAACTGCAAGGAGTACGCGAAGAAGAAAAAATAGAAACACCAATAGTAGAAGAAGTTGCAGAAGATGAAACAGATACAGTTAAAACAGATACAACTGACGAGGGAAGAGTGGATGACTTCTTTGAGACTCCCAACCCCACACCGAAACAAGAAAAAATATTACAGGAAGAAGAAACACAAGAATCTGAGCCCTCAGTAGATTTGCCTGAAAATATTCAAGACTTAGTAAAGTTTATGAATGAAACAGGTGGAAGTATAGAAGATTATGCTAGATTAAATGCGGATTATTCAAATGTAGAAGATAATACTTTATTAGTAGAGTATTATAAACAAACAAAACCACATCTTAGTTATGATGAAATTCAATTTTTAATGGAAGATAAATTTTCAGTAGATGAAGAATTAGATAATGAAAAAGATGTGAGAAGAAAAAAACTAGCTCTTAAAGAAGAGGTTGCAAATGCTAAAGGCTTTTTAAATGGGCTTAAGGATCAATATTACAAGGAAGTCAAGTTGGGTTCTAAGTTAGCTCCTGAGCAACAAAAAGCAATAGAATTTTTTAACCGATATAATAAAGAGCAAAAATCAGCTAATGATTTATTAGCGAGGCAACAAGATCATTTTAAACAAGAATCGAGTAAAATTTTTAACGAAGAATTTAAAGGTTTTAACTTCAAAGTTGGAAAGAAAAAATACCGTTTCAATGTTAATGATACTAAAAAAGTTGAATCACAAAATTTAGGAAATGTTTTCGATAAATTTGTTGATAAGAATAATCTTCTTACCAACGCTAGTGAATTTCATAAATCTTTATTTGCTGCTTCAAATCCTGATGCTATAGCTAATCATTTTTATGAGCAAGGTAAGGCAGATGCTATTAAGCAAATGTCTGCAGAAGCTAAGAACATTAATATGGAACCTAGAAAAACTGCAGATGGTTATGTTGAAACCGGAGGAATAAAAGTAAGAGCTATATCAGGTGATAATAATTCAAAGCTAAAATTCAAACTTAAAAATTATTAAAACCTAAAAAATTAATTAAAAAATGGCAAGTACAAGTTTTGCAGTTGGGACAGGCGGTTTAGTCACTCCCAGCACTCAAAAAATGACTCTAGCTAGTTCTTATTTAGATATAAGAAATAATGGCTGGGCTCAACAATATCTACCAGAATTATATTCTGAAGAGATAGAAAAATATGGAGACAGATCAATTTCTGGATTCATTCAAATGTTAGGTGCGGAAATGCCTATGGCTTCTGATCAAGTTATTTGGTCTGAGCAAGGTAGATTGCACATTGCATATCAAGCTACAGTTGCTACAGCTACTGGTTCATTATCAGCAATTAAAAATATTGATGATGTTAGCGGATCAGATGTTGCTCATTCATTAAGAATTGGTAATACTGTAGTCGCTGAAGTTAGTGGTGTAGTATTTAAGGCTTTTGTTAAATCAGTAGGTGCTAATCCTGTTCTTAAACCTTACGGGGCTGAGAATATGGATGACCTTGCTGGTATTTCAGCTGGTAACGCAACAATTAAATTCTTTGTTTATGGTTCTGAATTTGGAAAAGGAACTGACACAATGCAGGAATCTATTGAACCGAAGTTTTTGTCTTTAAGTAATCAGCCTTTGATTATTAAAGATCACTTTCAAATCAATGGATCAGATGCTGGGCAAATTGGTTGGATTGAAGTTTCTGGTGAAAGCGGACAAGGCGGATTCTTATGGTATTTAAAATCTCAAGGAGATACATCTAAAAGATTTGAAGACTATTTAGAAATGGTAATGGTTGAGGCTGAAAAGTCACACGCTAATGCCGACGCTGATATTCCTGCTGGATCAGAAGGTTTACTTTCAGCAATTGGCTCTAGAGGTATAGTTGGTACTGGAATTTTTGACGATGCTTCAGACCCAGTATTAGCAAGTTTTGATACATTATTACAAGAACTAGATAAGCAAGGATCTATTGAAGAAAACATGTTATTCTTAGATAGAGGTGCTAATTTAGGAATTGATGATATGTTAGGAGCTATCAACGCTAACTTTGATGGTGGTACATCTTTTGGCGTATTTAATAACTCTCAAGACATGGCATTAAATTTAGGATTTACAGGATTTAGAAGAGGTTCTTATGACTTCTATAAAACTGACTGGAAATACCTAAACGATAAGTCAACAAGAGGTTTAACTGGTGGTTTAGAAGGAGTACTAGTTCCAGCTGGTACGTCTTCTGTATATGATCAAAATCTTGGTCAAAACATCAAGAGACCATTCTTGCACGTAAGATATAGAGCATCAGAAGCTGATGATAGAAAACTAAAAACTTGGATTACTGGATCAGTTGGTGGACCAACTAGCAACAGTGTTGACAAGATGGAAGTACATTATCTATCAGAAAGATGTTTAGTAGTTCAAGCTGCTAACAACTTTATCAGATTTGATTCTTAATACTTATTTTATATAAAGGGACGGGTGCTCCGGCACCCAGCCTTTTATTTTTAACTTTTATTATATTATATCATGGAAAAAACAAAACAAAAAAAACAAACAGTCGTAAAGCCTGTTTATAAAGACAAGTTATATGAATTAACCATAAATGAAACACCTATTGTTTATATATTAAAAAGCAAAGGTATATTATGGTTTGACGAAGAAAAAGGTTACGAAAGAGAAATAAAATATTGCTCAAACCAAAAAACAATATTTGCAGATGAAATGAAAGGCGTTGAAAGATTGGAGCATGTATCGTTTAGAGATGGAAAATTATTCGTACCAAAAGAAAAACAAACATTACAAAAGTTTTTAGATTTACATCCTTTAAACGGAAGCAAATTTGCAGAATATAATGCTGTTCAAATTGCTGAAGATGATTTAGATGTACTTCAAATGGAATTAAAAGCAATGAATACTGCTCAAACAATTGAAATTGGCCAAGCTGAAGCTATATTAAGGTCAGAAATTGGAAATGAGGTATCTAAAATGACTTCTAAGGAACTTAAAAGAGATTTATTAATATTTGCTAGAAACAACCCAAAACTATTCTTAGAATTAGCTAATGATGAAAATATCAATATTAGAAATATGGGTATAAAAGCTGTAGAAAATAATATAATTACTCTTTCAAGCGACCAAAGAACATTTGAGTGGGCATCTACTGGCAGAAAACTTATAACAGTTCCGTTTGATGAAAATCCATATTCAGCATTGGCTGCATGGTTTAAAACAGATGAGGGTGTTGAAGTTTATCAAACAATAGAAAAAAAACTTAAATAGTCTATTATAGTGGTTAGGCCGCTATATGCGGCTTAATCATTATATAAAAAAACATTATGGCAATATCAGTTGATAAAGTATATAAAACAGTATTATCAATATTAAATAAAGAATCTAGGGGTTTTATTACGCCAGATGAATTTAATAAAATAGGTGCACAAGTGCAGCTTGATATACTAGATCAAAATTTTCATGATTATAACAAAGCTGTTGTAAAACATATAAGAGGGTTTGCTGTAAACGATTATGGTGATATACCTGAAAAAATTGAACAAAAAATTGATCCATTTTATAAAGCTAATGATTTAACTTTATCTAATGGTAAAGTTGCCGTACCCACTGATTTATACAAAACAATAAATATTAGTATAACTAATAAAACTATTCAATTAGAAAAAGTTGATAAAAAAAGTTTATCATACTTATTATCTTCACCTTTAGCAAAACCAACAACATCATTTCCTATATATTATCAAACAGACACAGAGATTATAACTAATCCTTCTTTAACAGGAAGTATATCTATTGAATATATAAAAGTACCTGATGATCCAGTTTGGGCTCATACTGTAAATAATGTAACCGGCGCATTAACATTTAATGATAGTGCTGATGTTCCTTTTACTTTGCATGAATCAGATAGAGTGCAACTTGTTATAGGAATACTAAAATATGCTGGATTAGTAATTGAAGACACCGCTGTCATACAAGCGGCTTCAGCTGAAGAAAATAAACAAATACAATTACAAAGTTAAAATAAATGGGGTTAATAACACAAACAAATCGTCAGTACTATAATAATAGTCAACAGTTTACCGCTACATCTAACCAAACGGTTTTTACATTAACGTTTGCTAGTTTACCAACAGCAGAATCAGAATTTCTTATTCGTATAAACGGCTCTGAAGTTGATGACGATCTATATACATATAACTCCGGTAATGGTCAAATAACATTTGGTTCAGGAAGAACGGCTGGTGATATAGTTTTAGTTATATTATTAAAACAAAAGCACGGTGATTATAGATATGTATCTTTGCAGGATATTATTAATAATTATATGTTCGCATTTGTTGGAGATGGTAAATTAATACCTACATGCAAAAGAACAGATGTTTTATTTCATGCAAAAAGAGGTATACAAGAATTTGCTTATGATATATCTAGAGTTGAAAAAATACAAGAGCTGCAAGTTGGAACTAGTTTATCAGTACCTATGCCCCATGATTATGTTCATTATGTTAGAATATCATTTATAGATGAAGCCGGTGTTGAACATATTATTTATCCAGCAAGATATACATCTAAGCCATCTCAATCTATATTACAAGACGATGATTATAACTATCTTTTTGATAATGACGGTAGTTTATTAACAGGTACTCCTGTAACAGATACAAATTTTAAAAACTTTGAGCACGGTAATATAACAGGAACATATAATGACGAACAAGTTAATTTTAGTGGGTCTTATTTAGCTGAAAGAATTACAGAGTTTGGAAAAAGATACGGATTAGAACCTGAGCTATCACAACAAAATGGTGTTTTTATAATTGACGAAGCAAACGGAAAAATAGGTTTTAGTAGTGAATTAGTAAATAAAAATATTACATTAAAATATGTATCTGACGGTTTAGGTACCGATGACGAAATGAAAATACATAAGTTTGCTGAAGACGCTATGTATAAATATATAACATATGCTATAGCAAGCACAATGCAAGCTTTCCCCGAATATATTATAAACAGATTTAGAAAGGAAAGAAGAGCAGCAACTAGAAATGCTAAAATAAGATTATCTAGTTTAAAAATAGGTGAACTTACTCAAGTTATGAGAGGTAAATCTAAAATAATTAAATAACCATAAAAAATAAAGTTATGCCAATATTTCCTAAAAAAACAAGTGCAGAAAAAATGTACAATACAAAAAAGCCCTTAAATTACAGCGGACAATCTGGTAATAGAAAAACTGTACAAGAAGGTTATGCTAGAATCAATACTTCTAATATGCCTAAATTTAAAGGAGGTACTGCTCCTGGTTTCGGTAGAGTATCTAATATAGTAAAAGCTTTTTCTAGAACTCCGGGACAATATTTATCAAGATCAGGTTTTGTGGGTAGAAATATATTTAGCGGGATTAGTCAACAAGTAAAAAAATTAATGCAAAATCCAAAAAGTTTTACTCAACAAGTTAAATCTAGCAGAAAAACTACTAGAGAAAAAGTAACTAAAATGCCAGAATCGTTTTTTAAAAATGTAGAAAAACAAATGAGGAATAATCCTAATCTTAAAAAATCTTCTTCAGGATATTTTACTTTTAAAAAATAAAACATATATATAATATTAATATGCCAGAAATAAAGAATAATTTTCTTCAAGGTAAAATGAATAGAGACCTTGATGATAGAATATTACCTAATGGACAATATAGAGAAGCATTTAATATTACTGTAGCAAAATCTGATAGTTCTAATGTAGGCACCGTTCAAAGTATAAAAGGAAACGATTATTTATACTCAAGCGGTGTTTTAAGCTTAGGCGCAGATGTTGATACTATAGGGTACTATGCTCATAGTATTACTGGTGAGATATTTTGGTTTGTAACTAATTTTACTGGAACTACCTCAGATGAAACAAAAAACTTTACAGTAGCGGCTAGTAATAAGTTGTGTAGAATATATTATTATAAAGTTGGCAGCAGCAATCAACCAGTGTTGTTAGTCAATAGTTTTAGATTAAACTTTTCAAAAATTCATCCGATATTACATGTTAATATAATTGATGATTTATTATTTTGGACAGACAATTATAATCAACCAAGAAGAATAAATATAAAAACAGCTTTAGCTAATTTAAAACCAGATAGTACAGGAAATGAATATTATGATAATGATAAATATTTAGAAGATAAAATTAGCGTTGCTCAATTTGCACCATACGACGCACCAACAGTTGCTTTAGCTGTTGATACAAATATAAAAAGCGAACATATAGAAGATAAATTTGTAAAATTTGCATATAGGTTTCAATATGAAAATAATGAATATTCATTAATATCTCCATTTACTCAAACGTGTTTTCATCCGGGTTTTGGCAAAAGCATGCAATTAGGTGCTTTTGGTATTGGCAATGATGAAGCTGGTTTATTAACTTCTGCAGATGAAGATAATATTGTAAAGCAAACAACTGTAAATGTTATGCAAAATCTTGCGAACAAAGTACATTTAAAAATAACTTTACCTTGTAATGTTGAAAAATCAAATCACGCTTCTTGTAACGCCAATGGCATACTATCTGGAACCAGTCAAACTATAGATGAAGTTAATGGCACTATAGCAGATACAGATACACTAGTTACAGAAAGAGGTGATACTTATGTAGTTAATGGCGGAAATAAAAGCACAACATTAACAACAACAACAGCTATAAGTCCATCTATAGTTAACAATACTAGATTATACTTTTTTAATAATATAGCATCATATGGTAATCCATTAAAAATTAAAAAAATACAAATATTATATTCTGAATCAAATAGCCCTGCTATAAAAGTTGTAGATACTATTGATTTCCCTCAAGATAGTGAAATAACATATAGAGCTGAAAAACTAACAACTAATTCAGCTAAGTTATCTTATGTTTATGAGTTTATTTATGAATCAACAAAACCTGTACAAACATTACCTGAATCTGAACTAATAAGAGTTTCAGATATTATACCTATAAAAGCAAAAACTCAAGAAGTTTCAGGAAATAGAATTATATATGGTAATTTTTTACAAAATAGAGGATTAAATAACGTATTAAAATCTAGCGCTTTTGAAGTTAAAAGTGGAGATCAAAGTTCTCATTTTCAACCTCAGCATCGTAGTTATAATGATCAATATTTATTATCTTCTGTAAAATCTAATAGAGAATATTCTTTAGGTATTGTTTTTTCTGATAGATATGGAAGACAATCAAGTGTATTTTTACCAGATAAATCAACAACGTTTGTAGAGCCTAAAACAGGAACTGTTACTAATGGACAAGATTCTTGGAAACACAGCGTTATAAAAGTTGATTTTAATCAATTATTAGACGATGAAGATTTTTATAATGAAAATACTAATCCGTTAGGTTGGTATTCTTATAAGTTTGTTGTTAAACAAACACAATTACAATATTATAATGTATATGCACCAACAATTGTTGACGGCACGCCTTCGAATGAAACAAGGTCTTGGATAGTGTTACATGGGGACAATGTTAATAAAGTTCCTAGAGATGTTACAGATTTAAATGAAGAAGACGGAACACAGGGCTCTCAAGCAAAATTATTGCCTAAAATAATCGATACAGCCGGAACACAAACGCAACAAAGCGGAACTGAATTTAAAGACGTTATTTCTATAGGTACTTTGAGTGATCAAGGGTTTGAACAAAATACTAATAGCACAATAAATAATGAATTTTATTTAGCTAAAAAGAATCCTTTATTAGGTGAGCTTGAAGATGGGCTAGGCGTTAATTATGCTGGTGTAGGAACCGTAAGAGATAACTTAGTTGTATTTGAAACTAATCCTTTTATATCTGTTTTAGATATTTATTTTGAAACATCAACAGCAGGTCGATTAGATTATTTAGCAGAGGCAGTATCATTATCACTAGAAGCTGTTCCTCAGAGTATAGCTGTTACTAGTAATTCTTTTAATGAATCAGTTACCTCAGGTACAACAATAGCTACATTATCCGCAACAGATACTCAAGGTCAAAATGTAACTGGTACATTTTCTATAATATCTATTGTTGACGCAAACAATACAGATAGATCCGGTGCTTTTACAATTACAGGAACAAGCTTAAAGACTAATGAGTTATTCGAATTTACTAATTCTAATACTGATAATTATACAATTAGAATAAAAGTTGTAGATAATAGCGACGCTACTAAATTTACAGAAAAAAATATTTCTATGTCTGTTGCTAACGTAGCGCCTGCCATATCAATTGGTTCCACGCCGATGAGTTTAAATAGAGTCCCTGCTAATACTCAAGTAAGAACAGTGACTGCCGTAAATGGTACAGCTAAAACAAGTGCTCAAACTAACAATTTAACTTTTTCAAAAGTAAGTGAAACTTTAAGCGGAAGCGCATCAAATAATTTTTCTATAAATTCTACAACGGGAGTAATAACAACAATTCCTAGCACATTACCAACTGGTGCATATGTTTTAACATTAAGAGCAACAGATGTTGGCGGATTAACAAATGACGCGGCTTTAACTATTAATGTTAGCTCAGCTGTATCTACTGCGTTTTTTAGATCACCAGGAAGTACTTCGTTTGCCGACGCTTGTAATGATAGCGCAAATCAAACTGTATTTTTTAATGATACAAACGGAACTAGCACACCTGACGATGGGGATGTTGTTCATACAACTATATTTTTAAATAGTCCATTTAACGGGCAAGGAGCTCATTATAGAGTTGGCCCTTCTGTTGGAACTGGTGGTTATATAGTCACTATAAATAGTTCAGGTGTTGTATCAGTAGTTGGCCAATTATGTCCAGAGTAAAAAATTAATAATTTATGTAATAATAATAGTATGCCACATACAGTTGAAGTTCAATTTTTTAACACCTTTATTTTACGCTCAGAATCTGTTAATAATATACATATAGAAGAGTCTAGAATTAAAGGAGGGTTTAATGAAGATTTTGTTAGTATTGGGCCTAAAGCACATTTAGTAAATGAAAACTATGCAGAAAATAGAAGATCAAATGCTTTAATATATTCTGGTATATATAATTCAAGAACAGAAATAAATAGAACTAATGTTTTTAGTGCAGGTGAAAAAATAACAAGAGCTGTAAATCCAGCTGATGGAGCTATAGAAAAACTTTTTGCTGAAGATACTAATTTAAATATATTACAACAAGATAAAGTTAGTTATGCTTTAATAGATAAAGATGCTTTATTTACGGCTGAAGGCGGTAGATTAACAGCGTCGGGGGCGGAGGTTATAGGGCAGATAGTGCCTTATTTAGGTAAATACGGAACACAAAATGCTGAAAGTTTTTCATTTAAAGGCAATAGAAAATACTTCGCAGATAAAAATAGAGGCGCTGTATTAAGATTATCAAGAGATGGCTTAACTGAAATATCAAACGCGGGTATGCGAGATTATTTTAAAGATACTTTAAAATTAGCGGATAAAATTGTTGGCGCATATGATGATGCTTCTGATACATATGTTATATCTTTACAAGGAACCGAAATTGATGTTACAAATAGTTCATCAAAATCTGGATTTGATACATTAGCATATGATGAATCAACTAAAGGTTGGACAAGTTTTTATAACTATAGACCTGACTTTGGTTTTAGTTTAAATAAAGATTTCTTTACAATTAATAGCGATAATATATGGAAGCATTATTCAAACGAAGGAAGTAATGCTTATAATAGCTTTTATGGATTTAATTTTCCATCAACTATAACATTTGTTTCTAATACAGATCCATCGATGGTTAAAAACTTTAATACAATAAACTATGAAGGTGACGCCAATTGGAGAATGCAATCATCTGAAACAGACTTAGGCATGAAAGCTTTTAAAATTTATGGTAATAATGAAACGTCACAAGATGGCTCATCAACTGCATTATCTGGTGATATATTGCCTAGATTTGTTAAAAAAGAAAATAAATATTATGCTCATTTAATGAATAATGGCACAATAACAGCCGTAAAAGGACAAATAACAGGTGATGCTGGTTTATCATTAAATCCTTCAGGTATAAAAGGATTTTTTACAACTGTAAAAATGCAAAACTCAACAACAGAAAATGAAGTTGAATTATTTGTGGTTTCACATAATATAGTACAATCAAGTTAAATGGAATTAAATATACGCAGACTTAATAAGTCAGATTACAAAACATTAGTTAAATGGTGGGATTGGTGGCCGGGTTGGCAAGCTCCGCCTTTAACACTATTACCAGATACAGGCCTTATAGTAGAAAAAAATGGTATTGGTATAGTTGCAGGTTATATTTATATGACCAATTCTAAGGCCGCTTTATTTGATTGGGTTATATCTAACCCAGAATACAGAGAAAGTGACAGAAAAGACGCGATAACGCTGTTAATTCAAGCCACAGAGAACGTTTTAAAAGGACAAGGAATAAAACATGTGTTTTCTTTTGTACGTCATAAAAATTTATTAAATGTACATAAAGAATTAGAATGGGAAATAGATAAAATTCCTTCACACGAAATAATTAAAAATTTATAATATGGCAGTATTTAGTGCAATAGCTGCGGGTAAAGCAAGAAAAGCTCAGAAAAGTGCCCAGCAAGATTTAAATAGATCTATTGCTAATAGGCAAGAAATAATAAATCCTTATTCAAATGTAACGGATTTAAGCAATATGATTAGCAATCCTTTTGCTAATTTACAAGTTGCTACAGGTGCTGCTGAAATGCAGGCAGAAGAAGCTGATATAGCTTTAGCCAGTACATTAGATACTTTAAGGGCTACGGGTGCAGGCTCAGCAGGCGCAACAGCATTAGCTCAAGCAGCATTAAGAAGTCAGCAAGGCATTGCAGCAACAATTGAACAACAAGAAGCTCAAAACGCAAGATTAAGGGCACAAGGCGAACAAACAGCTCAACAAAGAAGAATGGCTGAAGCTCAAAGAATGCAACAAGCAGACATATTAGGTAGAACATTTCAATTTCAAGCACAGGAAAGCAGAGATATTGCAGATATTTCAAGACAAGCTGGAATGGTCCAACAATATGGTCAACAAAGAATGAATGCATTAACACAAATGGGTGCGAGTACAGGCGCTGTATTAGGTGGATTAGCAAGCGCTGTAACATTTGGTGGTGCTGGTGGAGGCGGTGGTGCCGGTTCAGACAGAAGATTAAAACAAAATATTAAATTTTTAAAATTATCTCCTAGCGGATTAAAAATATATAGCTTTGAATATATTAATAAAATATTTGGTAAAGGTGTTTATCAAGGTGTTATGTCGGATGAAATACCACAGTACGCTGTAATAAAACATGTTGATGGTTTTGATAGAGTAGATTATTCAAAATTGGATGTTGAATTTAAACAAATAAAATTATGAGTTTACCAGTAGTATCATACGGAAAATATAATTACGGACAATATTCTAACCCAACACCTATAAGATTTACAGGTGGATTTGGAGCAGGTATAGCTCAAGGAATAACAACGGGTGTAAAAGAAATTGTTAGGCAAACACAGGAAAAACGAAAAAAAGAAGATGCAGCTAACTTAGCTTCTGCAAAAGCTCAAATTCAATTTCAAGCTGCAACTGATGCTTATTTAAAATCAGCTACTGAAGAAAATAAAGCATTTTTAATTCAACAAAAACAATTTAGAGGAGAAACAGAAAGATTATTTGCGTTAAAACAAATAAGTTTAGATGATTATACAAAAAGAGTAAGCGCTTCTCAAGGATTATTATCTCAATTAAAACAATTAAGCGGTTTAGTTACTGATTTAAGTAAAGTAAATAATGGTCAAGATATTGATGATTTACAATTAAGGAATAATCCAGATGCTTTTGATGCTAATATTAAGTTACAAGCTTTAGTAGATGGTAAATTTAAAATAAAAGGAAACTATGAAGACGGGTTTGATGTTGAGTTACCCATGTATCAATCCGCTATGGGTACTGGTGAAGAAATAAAAGAATATGCAGTTGTAGATACCCCCTTAACGCAGTTATTACAAAATACTAAATTATATACGCCAGAATTAGCTTATATTAATGCGGCTAATCCTAATTTAAATAAATTAAAAAATGATTTAAAAAAAGATATTGTAACTCAAGGTTTTACTGTTTTTAACGATGTTGAAGACAACAAAGAACAAGAGTTTATTGATATAAACAAAAAAAATGAAATCAATCAGTTTCTTTTAAATACAAAAGGCGATGCTATTTTATCAACTTTAGATGCAAAACAAAAAAGAATATATTACGAAGATAATATCAAAAAAGAACTTGGCAGTTGGACAGGTAGCGAAGAACAAATACAAGAATTAAAATCTACGTTAGTTAATGAAATAACAGATGAGTTTGCTGGTATAGCTATAGGTAGTAAAATAAATAAAAGAAAAACCTCTACTGAAGAAAGAACATTAGTTAGTGAAGAAAATAGAAAATATGCTCTTTTAAATGCTGAAAAATATAAAGCTAAAATTACTGAGCTTGCTAAATTTTTTAATAATCCTAATAATATAACAAAGAAAAAGGAGCAAGTTTATATGACTCCAGCACAATATCAAAAAGCAATAAATGCGGCTTCTGGAGCTGGAATAATTTTAACACCTGTTATACCTGATGGAATTAATGCAACTGGATTTAAAGTTAATTCAGATGACAAAACAGTTGCGTCGCTTACTGAAAGTATGCCGTTAATACTTGCTGGATATGATGTTAATTTTGGTTTAGCAACATTAAGAAACGTAAGTGGTATGAAGGCGGGAAGGCAGCCTATAATAGCGGTAGATCCGGATTTAAATCCAAATAGATAAAAATAAATGTTAATTGAAAAAATTAAACTATGTACGAATACAATGGAAAATTATATTCGCTAGCTGAGTTACAGCAAGCGGCACAAGCATATGAGATGGAGTTTGATGCTTATCTAGCACAAATGCAGTCTAAGGGACTTAAAGAAATAGAATATAATGACGAATATACTGCTAATTTTTTTCAGCAAGGCCTAGAGAGTGGGCCGACGAAAGAAAATACGGAATCACAATCGGACGGTGGTTTTTCGGGTGTATTAAAAGAAATAATTAACTCTCCTGTAGGACAGAATTATATTATACCTGGATTAAGAGGAATAGGTAACCCTGTTGGTGGCCCAGTGCAGGCTATTACAAATATAGCTTTTGAAAATGTAGGTAAACCAGCAGCAAAAGAAGTAGGTCGAGGTTTTGTAGGGGCTTTTGATGCAATTACGCAACCTGATGAACCAACTTTATCTGAAGAAAATATTGGTATAGGGTATGCTGCTACTAGAGGACTAATAGAAGATCCAAGAGGATTTTTTAATAATGCAGTTGAAGCTTTACCTAAATTTGCAGATACATCTCTTGAAATGGTTTTTGATAACATGAACGATTTAAAAGAAATGGGCGCTATATATGGTCTTTCATGGTATACACAGTATAAAGCGGGTAAATCTAAGTTATCTGCAAATGAAAAAAGAATGATTGGAATTATTGCAAAACAAGCAATAAAAGCTCAAGACAAACTTTATGAGTCAACTGGTTTAGGTCCTTTAGGTGCTTTTTCAGGATTAACAAGCAGAGAAAATATTGATAAAGCTCAAGAATATTTAAAAGGGCATATTAAACAACATAACACTACAATTACTGAAGAAATAGCTAAAGGAATGGATGCTGATTGGGCAACGATTGGTGGAAGAATATTTGCAGATGGAATAGGTAGTTTACCTTATACTTTAGCTTCAATGAACCCATATACTGCTGCAGCAATGGGTATAGGGTTAGGTGCTGACAAATTTATACAAGAATTTGAAAAAGATCCTGATAAAAGTTTATTTAGATTAGGCATTAATGCTGCTGGTACGGGCGCAATTGAAGTTGCAGATGCTTATCTTACAAGAAGATTTTTAAGAAGCGCAAATGTTTTAGGTGGCAGCGGAAAAAAAGCAGCAGAAAAAGCTGTTAATGAAATGCAAAAAGGACTTCGTGATAAAGTAATTGATGTTATAGGTGTTGGATTAAAAGAAGGCGCTACTGAAATAGGACAAGCTATTTTAACAAGAATAAATGATAGAATGACATTTGATAGTAAATTTGAAAATGGCAAGCTAACGTTTAATAAAGGAAGTATATTTGGTGAAATAGATGAAAATGGAAATATAGTTAAAGGCTCTATATTAAAAGATATTTATAGTATTATTGATGAAGGTATTATAGGAACATTTACGGGTGGGGGTGTAACAACAGTTGGTAAAACTTTACAATCTAATCAAACTTTGTATACAAGGGCTCAAGAATTAATGATGCCAGCAACTGTTAGAGAAAAAAGAAATGCTTTACTTAAAGAATACAATGATAGATTAGAAAAAATTAAACAACTTAAGGGTAAAGATAAAGATGGAAAACAAATTGGCCCAGCTGGAAATCCGAATGTAATTAGTGCATTAAAAGGAAGAAATACAATTGTTCTTAAAAAACTAAATGAAATACAAATAGCAAATAGGTTAATATTAGAAAATATTACTGGAGTTGATTTACAAAAATATTCACAAAATGTTGATGCTATAAATGCACTTATAAAAGAAAATAAAACAAAAGATATTACAACTATAGCTGGTTTAGATAAGGTTATTCAAAAAGAAATTAACGAATTAGTTGAGGAAAATAATAATATATTTAATACAGCTCTTACAAAAAATTATGGTGAAAATATAACATTTGCTGAAGTTGCCGCTAAACAATTAGGTTTTAAAAAAATTAAAAGAGCAAAAAATACTAATGAATTTAATAAAATAGTAAAAGATTTAAGCGGTCAAACAATAAAAGATTCTAGCGGTGTTAATGGTGTATTTATTGGAAAAGGCCAAATAGTTATTAATGAAGATGTTGCTTTAAAATTAGGCGCTGTTGGTGTAGGTTCTCACGAAATATTGCATCCAATATTAAATGCAATGATAGGTAATACACAGGCTCAACAAACAATTGTTGAAGATTTTAGAAATACATTAACGCGCAGGCAAAGAAGATGGACTGATAATGAAATGGAAAGACAAAACAAAGTTAAAGGTACTTCAGAATATTATCAAGAATATATAACTGTGTTTTCAGAAGGTCTTGCAAAACCCGGGAGCGGGCTTACTTTTGATTTAAATTTTGGAGAATCAATAAAAGAATTTTTAACTAGTTTATATAAAGGTAAAGGATTTAAAAATATTGATTTTAGAAGCGGTAGGGGTGTTTATAATTTTTTAAAAGCATATGATAAAAGCATTAAAGACGGTAAACTAAATAAAGATGTATTAGGGGCTTTAGATTTAAAAGCGGTAAAAGAAGCTAAAGCAATTGGTGATAATATACAAAAATCCGAAATATCTAATAAAATACAAAATATATATGAAACTAAAGGGTTTGATGGAGCTTTAGATATAATAAATGAATATGAGGGCATGGCTAATAAACATGCTCAACGC